ACAGTTGCCGATTCCATAACTGGAAGAATGAGTTCAATAGCAGTACTCTCAAAATCCATTATGATTCATAGTTAGAAAACATTACCTCAACATTCCCGCTTTCAATTCTTACAAAATTGTATGCGAGAGCGTATATCCTGATGTATGTCCCTGTCTGGAGACCATCTATAATTTTAAAATTAAAATTTTGATTATTTATTAATGAAAAATTCAAATGACCCGTCGGCACCTCAGATTGTGGATCAAAACTGAATGAATACATGTAGAATATCCTGTCGGGCTGACGGGTATGAAACTCGAGAGGCTGGATGATTCGAAGGAACCCCGGGGTTCCTATGGTGTCACCGAAATGGGTCACGTTGTTAAACTCCATTGAGAGATTCTTAAGAATGTCGGTCGTTCCATAGTCGTACCCAATGGCTGTGTCGGCCTGGAGAACAAAGAAGAGCTCCTTGACTGGATTCGCAAACTGAGTCTTGCATTTTGCGGTTGTTATTCCGCGGGGAACGAAGAACTGCTCGCGCTGGACGTGCTCGTTCAGATACAATAGGGGCGTTTTCTTGATGTAGTCACGTTCTGGGTCGTCTAAATACACGTACTCGACGTACAGAGAAGAGTCGAACGCGGGAGCCTGTGGAGCTCCGATACTAAAGGTGTTCACGGGGCTGAATCCGATGCGGACGATGATCGGGTCTTTAATTGCACATATTGGAATACCTCTCTTCAGCATGAAAAAGGGGACGTCAATTGTGTATGTCGCGAGCCCCCCGTTGGTCAGGTACGGAATGAGGTTCTTGCCGGTCAGGTTGGCGAGAGCCCCCTGCTTCGTCTGGGGCACTTCAAGATCTTGCTTCATTTCTATATACTCGCCCCATTGCCTGTCGACAAGCTGAGCCCCGATGTACAGGTCCACAAACTGAATCATGAGGGTTCCGGCCGAGTCGAGGAGATTTGAAAATACTCCTGGGTTTTTAATTTTAATATAAATTTTTGAAATAATGTCTCCAGACCTGGGAAGTTGAATAAATGTCTCACCTCCAAAGTACTGGGTATCCGGGGTGAAGAAGACCTCGTCTATCCTGGACGTCCAGTTGGTCTTTTTTGCATATTTTTCAACAAAATATGTAACCTCTGGATCTGAACTCAGAAATGCATCCTCCTGGCCAAGAATGGCGAGGCTCGTACGTCCGGCCATCTAACATCTACTGCGAAATAAACATTAGGCCTCCGAGCCCATCGTTGATCTGAAGGACATTCTTGCTCACGGCGGTGATCCTGAGCTGCTTGGCTGGGTAGTATGCGTCAGACATGAATATGTTCAGGCCCAAAAGGACATACCTGATACGGCTGAAGTTTATAGGACTTTTGAATGTTTTCATGTAAAAATTTCTTGTTGGGAAATTAATGAAATTATTGAATGGTTCAATGACTCCAAGCTGTGTTGCATCTGTGATGCGGTTCAGCATTATTTCCTCCCCGTTGAATGAGAGGCCGAGGCGTTCGAGGCCGTCGTTCGACCAGTCGTAGGGCACGGCTCCGACGACCTGTATGGCGAAGAACATGGCATTGACGGGGTTTCGGAAGTTGAGGAGGAAGTTGTCCTGTGTGAGACCGGCCGCCAGGTCAATCTCTTGATATTGAGCCTGGTCAATCACGTATTGGAGCCGAGTCTTGGTGAACCAGTTGAGCTCGGGAGTGTCCAGATAGACGTATTCGACTATGAGAGTCGCTTGAACCGGGTTTCCTTCGGAGACTGGAATGGCCGTCAGAGCCTGGAGCGTCCGGAATGTGACGTGTATCTCAACGTCTTGACGACTCAGAGAACACATGGGTAAGTAATTTTGTGATTTTTCATAAAAATAAAATGGTAAATTCACATAGTAATCTCGGCCGGTTGCAATGGTCGTGTCGTACTTGCCGGTCAGAAGTTTGAGTGCGGGCTGGTTCTCGTACGAAACGTTGAGGTCGTTCCAAATCTCTATGTATTCACCTGAGAGAGTCTGGATGGACTGGCCTCCAATCTTGAGGTCGGCCGACTCGATGGCCCACGTCCCGACCGAGTCGTAGTAGTGGTACTGGTTGTAGTCTGGAGGGAGAATTCCGGACGTGATTGGATAGACCCACACGAATGCACCCGGGGCAAAAGTTTCATCATCGTGGCCTATGTTTACTGGATAGGACATTGGGGCCGAATCGACCCGGATAGGAATAGTGACAGGGTACAGTGTATTTTCGCTCATTTTCAGGGCGTTTTGAGAAGTTCCAGAAAGAGTACCTGCAAGGGTCTTGACTTGCGTTTGTACAGTGTAAATTACATCCTCTGGGTGAAATTCCTCAAACGGATCAGCACTACTACGAGGAGCAACGACAAATTGTATAATTGATGACACCACGACAGGGTTCACAGGATTCGATTGAAAACTAAACGACGCAGAATCCAACGTGTATACCGGCGCCGTCGCCTCGTTTCGCATGTCCATGTAACGAATCCTCCCCGAGTCGCAAATAAATAAACCAGTTGGAGCTTGGTAAAGACATGTTATATTTGTAAAGCGTGCATTGAGTCTCGTAGAATCAAAAAAACCAGCAAAACTCGGAGAACCAGCATATACATCTCCAATTGGACTTTGAGTATCAATCTTAGTTATATAGGTGGGGGAATTATTGACGGCGTAAATGTACCTACTGTTATTCGATGCGAGTACGTTATAGAACAATGTTTGATGAATGTGCTGTGTCCACCCGTCATCATCATTATAAGTTTGCGTCTGGCTTGTGACCAGATTCAATTTTCGCAAGTACCCGTCATCATTGACCACGACGTTCGAACCGACGACACAAATTGCCGAGATCCTTCCAAACGATGCATTCAGACCTGTGGAATCGTAAGGTGGCGCGAACGGCCCACCACCCGCAAGAGTTCTTACAACCTGACCCGGCGACACGACACGGATTACTCCTTGTTTGTCTGTTGAGTAATCTCCGAAATAGATGTTACTATATGCGTCCATGGCCATACACTCGACCCCCCCTAGTATCGCGCTTGTTCCGGTCCCGTCCGCAATTGAACCTTCAGGATTGGTTCCTACCGCGTACCCTGCAAAGATACTCGACTCACCGTCAGCCAAAACCTGAGCTATAACCGTTCCACCCGGAGGATTTTGCGGATCGAGAACATAGACAGAACTATTTGAGTCGACCACTAACGACTGTCCCAAGTTTTCAAAATATGAGTCAGTCCTATTCACGTTTGAATAGGAGTTGATATTTGTGACATGGTTGGTTCCAGCGACACCCGGGACAAATGTAAACCCGACAGGGACATCATAGTAAGAGTTCGTGTTAAAAGTTATTTGACCTGGTAAAAGGGCATCTCTGTCGTAAAAAACATTCACTCCAAACTTGTAGGCATCCCCGCCTATATTCAGTGAACTTATATCGAATCCATCAATACCATCCCGGGGATTTCCACCCACTCCCCCACCGTTATGTGTCCACTCGCCGCCATCGACCCGGATCCACATCATCATGTTCGACGTTGTATCGACCGCAACATCGACCACGTTGCTTGTATAAAATGAAGGCCCTGGATCGCCGTCGTAACCACCCCCATACAGATTCCCACTTTCAAAATATCCAATGCTATTTCCATCGGCTCCTAGATAACTGTCTGTGTCTAAATCCTGATTCCCTATTCCGACTGCCGTGTAGTCGATGCGTTCGACGACATAATCCATGGATACGCTAAACATGAGCTTTGTCCCTGAATGAAATAAACTCGAAAGGACCATGGTCGGTTCTGTAGCAATACTTTGAAAAGCCGTCACGGTCAAGTTTTGGTTCGATAGAAACATATTCGGCCACGCAAGAGTCGGATCCCAGTTTAGGTTAAATGTCCCGTCCCAATATGATGCGTTATATTGGGAGAGTGGAAAGTACGTGGTCATCATATAGGTTCCGACATTGTTGAATTGAACATTTCCGGAACCATCGAGTGAAACCATATTGTCCACGCCATATCGGGTAAAATCAGGAAAATAGAGAGGATTGACAAACTGTTGGTTCCCTAGGTCAAAAAAATAGCCGTTCAGAGGAAGTATCAGACCCCCGGTCGGATACATAGACGTCCCGCCGTTCGGAAGGGCCAGATATGTGAATGATATGAATGACGTCGAGAGGACTTTTCCGCTTGTTCCATTGACTGTGTTCAAAAACAGATGATAAGAGATATTCGTCGCACTGACTACGACCGGAATGAAAAACTCGCTACTCGATTCCGCGAGTTGACCAGACGCGTCGTATGTAAACAAAAGATTACTCCCTTGTATGAGTTGTACGGACGAAATAAGACCGGTAACTCCCTGGTCTTGCAGAGCGGGCGTATTTATAATACCTGAAATAAGCCATTCTCCAATTTGATTAAATGTAAAATACCCGTTTCCATCGACTGTAATTGCTCCACCGTTCTGCCCTAAAAAATTTGGATCAAATGCGTACCCAACGAAGTTATTATAAATTGTGCCACTCGGGGTGAGTGTCGAAGGTCCGAAATAGTCGTCTATCGGTTGTACGGATATGTACGACCCCTGACCTATTGACGACCCCTGGATGTACACGTACCAGTTCTGTGTAATGTCCGTGACTTTGATGGGAATTGAATACGGAATGAGGGTATTGGTCGATACGGGGTTGATGTTGGTCTGCCAGAAGTTGGTTGTGTTGGGCACGCCATCATTCGCGTCGGATCCTAACAGTAATGTCCCGTTCCCATTCGACGCCGCGAAACTCGCACGAACCATATAGAGTCCGGCTTGTGTGAAATTTATGCGGCCTCCGGGTGTGATGACGTATGCCAGAGGTGCGTCCTCATTTGTCCACACTAAATTTGATGAATTTCTTGCAGAAAAATTTACGTAGCCCTCTGGGTCGATGGTCTGGTTCAACTTGAGAAACAACCCCGAGAGGGTATTGATGGGCTCCCCGATGGTTCGAGCCCATCCAGCCTGTTCGAGTGTAAAGTCGGGTACGACCTTGCCATTCTTAGCACTGTACCTCAGACCCGCCCCTGAACGGGAATTAAAGTTATTAGGATCAAAACCCCAGAAAACTCCACTATTTATGAGACTCCCTGTACCACTGGGATCGATAACTGTAACATAAATCGTGGCCGTAATTACAAATTTGTCCAAATTTGCATCATAAATTACTTTCCCACCAAGCGATGCCGACCATTCCGCAAATGCCGTAGCATTGGACGAATAATACTGCCCGGCCGACGGGATTGTTGCGTAGTACGTTATTCCGTCTATTATTATGGTTGGAAGAACTGACCCTGGTTTTTCGTTCCAGAACCAGTCCTGTCCGTACACGGACAGGGGCGGCAGCGTCAACTTCAGGGTCGTTGCCCGGATCAAGTCTCCCTTGGCTGGGATTCGAACGATGTTGTTCTGCCCCATGGTGATGCTCGACGCCTTGAATGGCACTTCGAACGCCTCGAGGACGAACGGCGTGTGCCGCTTGTAGACGCTCGAGAAATAGGTCACGTCCGGGCTCCCGGTCAGATACACGTCCTGCTGACCCAGTGCAGCAATTTCTATGAATCCGGAAGACATCCTCTACTAGTATGGGACAAAAAGAAATGCGTCGTTGAACGGAGTCCTTTTTGTTCGACAGTAACAGGATGACTTTAAATCTCAAAAAGTTCGACCCGAGCACCATGGGCGACGACAAGGTCTGTATTTTCATAGGCAAGCGTGGAACCGGAAAGTCGACCCTGGTGACGGATATCCTATGGTACAAGAGGCATCTTCCAGCCGGCATCGCCATGTCAGGCACGGAGGATGGAAATGGTTGGTACAAGCAATTTATCCCTGATATATTCGTTTATTCAGACTACAACGTCGGGGCTCTCGAGAAGCTCATCGAGCGTCAGAAGAAGCTCGTCAGCACCGGGAGAGCCAGCCCGGTCTTTGTGCTCATGGACGACTGCATGTACGACCGAGCCTTTATGCGTGATACATGCATTCGCCAGCTTTTTATGAACGGCCGGCACTGGAAGATTTTCTTTATGATGACGACCCAGTACGTCATGGACATGACCCCTATGATTCGAACCAACGTCGATTACGTCTTTGCGCTTCGAGACAACGTCCGACAGAACCGCGAGAGTCTCTACAAGGCTTTCTTTGGGGTCTTTCCAAACTTTGATATGTTTTGCCAGGTGATGGATTCATGCACAGAGAACTACGAATGTCTCGTCCTGGACAATACATCGAAATCGAACAAGATTTCGGACTGTGTCTTTTGGTACAAGGCGCCGATACGTAAAAACTTCCGGGTCGGGTCTCCAATGTTTTGGCAATATCACCAGCGCCACTACAATCCCAGGCACCTGAGTCAGAGACCGGCCGAAGCCGTGAAGCGCCGGGGCGGGAGTGTTGTCGTGGAGAAGGGCTCATGATCCCACTTGCGCAGCAAGTGTACCTGGGGGCGGACTCGATGAGGGATCCCAGTCGCGGAGCGACTGTACCTGGGGGCCGCGTAGCTTTCTAAATTTTCAATTCGCATTCAACAGTAATGGAAACATACGACCCGAATAGTGAATCCACTCCGATCACAATTGTCGACGGCGATGTACAAATAGAGGAGGTGAAAAAAACGGTTCCGACCGGGCTTTTGCGGCCAGAAAAAAAGGTTGATGATGATCAAATGGCGGACTTTTCCAGTCCTATCGAAGAAGTGATGCCCGGCCCAGGCCAGATGATGCAAAACGAGGTCATGGGGCCTCCCTTGGGCCTCTCAGGGAACTCCCCGGTTCCCCGCAGCTCCAAGATAAAGTCGAGCACGCCCGCGAGCGCCAACCCCTTTGGTCTGACGGACGAGCAGTTTTACGCGGCCCTTGCAGGTCTGGCGGCCGTCATTGCCTACTCGGAGCCTGTCCAGGGAAAGCTCTCCACGAT